ATCGGCGCCAGGGGCGTCCTGGCCGCTCTCAGGGGCGTCCTGGCCATCCTGAGCCTCGCCAGCCTCGCCAGCCTCGCCATCGGCGCCAGGGGCGTCCTGATCCTCTGGTGGCGCGGGCGGTGGCGGGGGCGGTGTGTTAGCCGCGATAATCTGGCGTTCCAGGTCCACCATGCGCATGGCCAGATTGTAAACGTCATACGTTGAGCGGCAGGATTTAACTTCCGTCAAAGCCTGATCGACAAGCCGCGCCACGTCCGGGTGTAGCGCGCCACGCAAGCCCCTCGCCGCGGGCACGGTGTAGCGGTTGGCCATCCTGCCCAAGATCGCCACGCAATAGGGCGCGTCGGCAATCCTGGCGCCGATGGTGCGACCGTCTTTCGCGGCGCGCGTCAAACCCTGGTAGTGAACATGATCGGTCGTCGCGCTCAGGATGCCGCGCAAGGCGGGAAAGTGTCCCGCGCGGAGTTCCTTTGCCTCAATGCGCACGTCCTCCAGGCAATTTGCCCAATGGCGCGTCCTGGCGCCGGCTTGCACGCAATGGTGCCACCATTGCCAGTCCGTGTGCAGCACGTGCAGACACTCGTGGGCGATGAAGCCCAGCATCCTGTCCGCTTCGGACCGGGACAGCACGGTGGACGCCGGCAGGCTCGGGAGGTTCATGATGACCGTGCTGCCATGGACCTGGACCGACGCGGTGGCGCCACCCTTGGCGCCAACGGTGATGCGCACGGGGCGATTGTTCGCCCCTTTGCGCTGCGCGATGATTTTACCGGCGGTCTCAGCGGCGGCGGCGGTTACTTCAAGGTAAAGTGTGTTCATATCAGGCAACCTCGTCTTCGGTTTCGCCCATGGTATCAGGCGAAACGGGATCAAAATCACGCGCGGCGGGCGACGATGACGGGACCGGCGCGGCGGGGTTCAACGCGGCGCGAACGGTGTTCTTGTCCACGGCAAGCAAACACTGTTGGCGCAAAGCCTCTTGTTCGCCGTCCGGGACACAATTTTGCACGGCGCAACGGAACGCGAGTTCAGGATCATGGCCATCGGCCAGCAACCCCGCCCATGCGAACAAGCGGCGCAAGCCCAAACCTTCCGTCAATACCTGAGCGTCAGCCGCCGCGCGTGTCGTTGTCGCGGCTTGCACCAGGAGGTTGGCCAGTTCAATCGTGCAACCCGGGACATATGAAACGATAATGCCCGCCTCAACGTCCGGCGCGTGCCAGCCAAGTTTGATCCTGACGCCGAAACGGTCCAGGGTCGCGGCGTTGAGCGCCTGTGTCCCGTGGTAGCCGACCCTGGAACCCCCGCCCATGCCGCTTGTGTTATCGGTGGCGAAGAAAATCACGCCAGGGGCGACCTTCACCTTCTGTCCCGTTTCCTGGACGTAAAGGCTGCGATTGGCGGTCAAAACATTCTGCAACGCGAACAACGCGCCAGGACGCGCGATTGAGGGTTCGTCAATGCACACAACGGCGCCCGGGGTTTGAATAGCGCGCACAAGCTGTCCCGGTTGAAACGACACGCCTTTACCGTCCCGGGCCGGGACCGTCATGCCTACCAGCGTGGCCGCGTCCGTGCTGGCGTCACAGGAAATCAGCACGAAGGGTCGGCCCAAACGCGCGGCGATTTGTTGCGCGAACTCCGTCTTGCCCGTGCCTTTGGGACCAAAAAGCATGACATTATGACCGCGCCGGATCTCTGTGAGAGCTATCGCGGTTTCCGCCGGCCAAACGTAACGATCATTGACGCACGGCGTATCAGGATGCGCGCCATCCCACACCGTCGCGGTTTCGTTTCCAAGAGCGCCGCGCACGCCAAACGCTTTGCGCCATGTCACGGTGACATCCGTTGGCGCGGCGCGCGGGGTGGTCGTGTCCTGATCGCGCTCAACCTCAACGGTGACAGTCTTTGTGACCACCTTGACCACAGCCGGCTTGCGCGCGGCTATGACGAGGTCCCGGAGCCTCTGATCCAGGGCGGTAAAGCCGCCGGTCATGATATCGGCGCGCACCGCCTGGACCGTCGCTTCAATGGCGGCGGCGTCATCATTATCAGTCGGGACCGTGGCGCCAGCGGCGGCGTCGGTATCAGCCGGCGGCGTCATCAGGTCCCGTTCGTCATCATCGGTATCGGTGTCAGCCATCGGCGTGGCTCCCGGGACATGCGAAGGGTGCAGCATCATCGGATCAATGCCGACGATGCGAAGCAAGCCGCGCAAGTCAGCCTTTGTCAGATTGTTGATAAGCCGCCCGTTGAGGTTCAGGCGCGCGGCTTGCGCGTCGATATCATTGGGGTCGGCATTGGCGAGCCGGTCGCGCAAAGCGGCGCGCATGGCGGTGCGCCAAACGGCGCTAGGTGTGGCGTTAGACATGGGGTGTTCGTGCTTTCCAAGAGTTAGGGGTGTTTCGTTGGGGTGCAGGACAGTCAAGGCAAGGCAAGGCCCTAAATAGCGCCACCATGGCCAAACACAACAACAAACATGGTCCTGCTTGTGTTTTTCTTCAGGACCGGCATCATCCGGCCATGAGTGAAACCAACATATCGCCAAGGCGGTCCGGGGGCGGGTGGAAGGGCAACCCGGCCAGCATCGTGGCGCTGCACAAATATCGGGTGTCGTTGGCGGACCCGAACCTTCGGCGCTGTGTGCGGTGCCGACAGGTAGCCATGCGAGGGTTATTGACCTGTCGGGTGCATGGCCATCGGCGCGGGCGGGACACGCCAGGAAGGTTGGCGGGACGTGTCCTGGACCAAATGAACCGGCGCGGCTTGCTGCCGATGGAACTCATGCTCACGGCGGTATGGCGGGACATGGTCAAAGCGCCACGGAACCGATGCGAGCCAGCGAGGTTGGCGCTTGTCCTGGCGTGGGACAGGCGGGAAAGCGAGCCGCTGGCGTGGGCAAGGGCGTGGCGCGCGGCGCTCGCCGTGGTCCCGGTATGACGAAACCACGCGGCACCTTCGGTGAAGCAGGCAGGACCACCGGGTCCCGCTCAATGGACAGTGTCCCGGGACATACTGTGTCTGTGGCAGCCATACTGACAAAACTGGCTAACGATCCTAACGCTGGAGCGCAGGCAAGAGCTTCGGCAGCGCGAACATTGGCGGAAATCCAGGGTTTATTAGGTAGGCATCAGGCGAAGCCCGACAGGACCGGCGAGACACCCATTGACGAGCTGACACGTGAGGAGCTGGCTCAGGAGCTGTCCCGGCTCAGGTCCCGGGTGGCGTAAGGCGTAACGGTGCCGATATTTCAGCACTCGGGACACGTAACCCTTTGATAAGACAGGGACCGGCCCAGTTCATGCCGAACCGTGGCGCGGTCCCGGCGCGTCCCGGCCCCGGGCCGTCCGCCCCCCGGGGGGTCCGCGCCCGGATCGCATTTTCCTCTCACTGGTTGGGCTACCTCTTTGACATTGCTCAGACTTTCGTTTCGTTCTCGCGCTGGTTACGCTGGGTTTATAGTGCTGCTGAGCGAACGATTTTGGGGTGCCGTGGGCTAATCGGAATACGCGAGCGCGCCGGGCATGCTCTCAACCTCGCGTTGAGCGCCCTTCGCATAAGGGCTGGTGTTGGGCAAACAAAGCGCCTACAGGCGAAACACGCACCCAACTCGGGGGACACAGCGTATGCCTGACGGCCCTGTACCCGGCAAACTCGTGGCCCCGGAGCCCGTTCCCCCCGTACGGCAGTACTCGTTCACCGATTGGCAGGTAGCCAACCCGACCGCCCCGCCCCCAGGTGACAGGCTCGACGCCGAGTTCGACCGTGGTAACGACACACAGAGCCAAACCCTTGATTGGGTTGGGACTTCGCTTAACACCGATGGCACGCTTCGTACCGGGATAGTCGGAGAACCCCAGCTTGTGCCGGGACTGTTCGACTTTATCGCCAACGATGCCGTCGATCAGGTGCAACCTCTGGTAGATCAGGCTGGAAGTTATGCTACCCAGGCGCTGAACTCAGCCAATGCCGCGCTGACTTACTCGTCTCTGGCGTCAGGCAGTTCAACCGCCGCCGGGCAGTCCGCGACGAACGCCCAGGCATCGGCCATGACGGCCCAGGGCGCGGCGACTTCGGCTCAGGGCAGCGCCAACGCCGCTTCGGCCAGCGCGGCGAGCGCCGTGAACTCGGCTAACCACGCTGACGGCAGCGAAGCCGTCGCCCAGGCGTATGCCGATGTCGGCATGGCCTGGGCCGAACACATGCCGGACACGATACCACCAAATATCCTGGCGGTTCAGGGGATTACCGGCGATCACTGGTCGTCCCGCTGGTGGGCGAACCGCGCGGCGATGGCGGCTTCGACGGTCGGCGGCGCGCTGGTCGGCGACACGCCGGCCACCGCTCAGCGGGGACCGCTGTGGTGGGACTCCGTCAGCGGTCAACTCTTTATACAGTACGACGACGGTAACTCGATCCAGTGGGTCATCGCCAACAGCCTCGACGCGTCGGTGCTGGAGGGGAGTTTCCTGCCGCTGACGGGTGGGACGGTCTCAGGCCGCGTGAACTTCTTTGACACTGACTGGTTTTATCCGTTCGCGTCGTGGGTATCCGCGTCATCGCACGTCTATGCGCTGCACCCTACCGGAAGCATCGGGATAACCGGCGCGGCACAGACGGTCGATGGCGAGAAGATTGGCACGCCGGTCGCATCAATTGGCGTGGCCGGGTTCGCGATGAATAATCGAACGGGGCCGGGGAACTCGGCTGCCTGGGGCGGCTATTTCGAGGCGCGACAATATCCCGGCGCGTTTTCCTACACGACGGGTATCGAGATCGATGTCGCCAATGTGTCTGGCACTGACTCGTATCAGTCAACACCTTACGGAATAACCAGCCCGTTCTCCATCGGCCTCAATCTGGCGAGCGGCGGCGGTGTTTCCGCGTATGGGATGACCGCGCAAGCGGCCAGTGTCGCGCTTGTCATCATGGATAATGAGGCACGGTTTCAGACCGGCATCATGTTCCGGTCAACCGCGCTCGTGGGAACGAACGGCCTGGGAGATAGCAGCGTCGGCCACGCGATCAGTCTGGCGACCAATCATGCGATTACCTGGACCAAACCGGATAACACGCCTGGGCCGATGATCATTTCAAACCAAACAACGGGAACGGCTCCGCAACTGCATTTCGAGAACGGGACATTGCGTCTGAGCGCGGGCAACCTGAACCTCGACGGCGGCGGCCTTGGATTGAACAGCGGCAATACCGTGAACTGGTATTTCGCGGGGGCGACCGCGCTGCCCGGAGTGGCCTGCGCGCAGACTACCGGTTCGGCCATTCAATTGGTGTTCGATAATGGTCAGGCGTATTTGCGCGATGGTGTTCTCGCGCTGCCTTTGGCTGGGGTCACGGCGGGTGTTCCGGCATCAGGTGCCACGTCTCTCCAGCTACGGGTGAACAACAACGCGGGAAGCTCCATGGTCCCCGTGATCATGGGACCGCCGGACAGCGCGGGTTCCGGTTATCGCACGCTACGGGTGTTAAACTGATGAACCCCACCGACCGCATCCCCGTCACACTCGACGCCCAGACATGGGAGACCGTGCTGCGCGTGATCGCCAAATCCCCGGTGTCGTACGAAGTCAGCGCGCCGTTGATCGCGGCGATACAGCAGCAATGCGCGAAACAGGCCGAGAGTCAGCCGCCGCTTTCGCTGGTGCCGCGCGGTCAGGAAGGGGAGGCGTAGCCTTGCTTGATTTCCCCAACGTCCCGGCGGTCAACGATCAGTACCAGAGCGCCACAGGCATGACGTGGCGGTGGGATGGCGCCAAATGGGTCGGTTCTTACGCCGTGACCGGGGCGTATCTGCCGTTGGCCGGCGGCGTCATGAGCGGCGCGATCACGCTGGCCGGTGACGCCGCCTCACCGCTCCAGGCGGTGCCGTTGCGACAGGTGAACTCGGCGGCGGCGGGCGGGCCTTTCCTGCCGGCGGCGGGGGGACCGTTCCTGCCGGTGGCGGGCGTGACGGATGGATCGGCGGCGGCGGCGGGCGCGGTCGGGGAGTTCATCGCCGCGCGCGTCGCTTCAAGCGCGCCGGTCCCGATCCCGATATCGAACACGGCGGTCAACGTGACATCCATCGCGCTGACGGCGGGCGACTGGACGGTTTCGGGCGGTGTCGGGTTCATCGGCGTCATCCCCATGGTCACCGTGTTGGCGGGATGGATCAGTCTGGTCCCGGCCACCCGGCCTTCGCCGTTGACGGCGGAGGGCTACGACCAGATCGTGTTTCTGTCCGGGACCTCGGGCGACGGTCAGGTGTTGCAGTGCGGCGCGATCAGGATCTCGTTGGCCGCGCCGGCCACGGTCTACCTGTCGGCGCTGGTGGTGTTCACGTCAGGCTCAATCAACGGATGGGGTTATATCGGCGCCCGGCGGGCGCGGTGATCGGAGCCTGAAGCCATGCCCCCGCTCGATTTCCCCAACGCCCCAACGATTGGTGATCAGTTCGCCGCCGGGGGCGCGACATGGGCCTGGGACGGCGTCAAATGGACGAGCGTGGCGAGCGCCAGCGGCGTGGGCGGGCCGTTTTTGCCGTTGGCGGGTGGCATCTTGACCGGCAAGCTGACCATCAACGCGGGTGGGCTGAACGTCAAGACCCTACCGCTATCCGCTACCGGACTTGGAACGGGCGATATCTACATCAATGGGGGCTTCCTGTGCGTCATGCCATGAGAGCCGCCGCGCTGTTGGGTTGGTTGCTGTCACCGATGTTCGCGCACGCGCAAGGAACCCTGATCCCAACGATGAACGGGATCAAACTGACGACCCAACCGCTTGACGCCGGTACCATTACCACCAGCAATACCCAGCCTATCCAGTTCAATATAGGCCCGATCACTGGCACATGGCCTTCAGCCGCGACGGCGAGCGCGCCGATGCGGGTGCAATGTTATTCCGATACGGCGTTGGCTCCCGCTGGCGGGACTATCATCGGTTGCGCTGACTTCTTTTATACTTATGGATACGCGGGCGCGGGCGGGACGCGGACAGCGTTGAACGTGGGCAGTCTGTTGACCGGCAACGGCACGACTGACAACGGCTTCCATTTGGCGATCCAGGCCCGTGCCACCGCCGACGCGCCGATGGGCAATTCACACTATCCTGACAATGCTCAAGGACAGGTAGACGGCACGAGTATCTACGCCATCGCCACTGGTAAATCCGGCTACCTCGCGAACGTCAGCGGTCTTGGTGAGATCAACTGGGAAGTACTGTATGGCGGCGCTTCGATTATCAGCAACGGCGCTCAGTTCGCGCGGCTTGGCACCGATTGGGGACACGTTGATACCCCCGGCACTAACCAGCCGCAGGGTCGCATGGGCATCTGGATAGATAGCCAGGGACCGGCGCTGGACACGACTTCCACCGCCAGTATGACAGCTTCATCCGGGCATAATCTTCCTGGCTTCCGCTCACAGATATTCATGGGCGGCGGTGGACAGGAAACCACGTTTGATCCCGGTAATGGGGCGTTTCTGTTCTCATTCCCCCAAATCTATGCGAACAGCAATGGTTGCACGGTGGGCGTGAATAACTGCCCGGCGACGATCGGCCCGGCGATGACCAAGCCACAGGCCAGTTGGGACTGGTTTGAGATGGGTAACATTCACATCAACAATGAAGTCATGCGCTCACCGGGTTTCGTCGTGAAAGGCACGGGCGAGACAGACATTGGTAATCTGTCGATCACGCCAACCACGGCGGGAGGCGCGATTGATGTGGGGGGCTCCTTTGTCACCGCCGCGATCTACGTGAATGGCAACCTCGCCAATCAGTTTCAGGTCGGTGAACTACTTTACGGCAGCTACACGGACGGCACCGTTCCTGGCGCGATCCTGAAGGTCACGGCTATCAATGGCTCAACGACGACAGGTGTGATGGGAACGCCGACTACGCTCGTCGTGCTTGATCCTGGCTACTCAAAAGCCAGCGCCGCCGTCAACAACGCCAGTGCCACGCTGGGAACGGCGGCTAAGTTCAACGGACATGGGACCAACACCATCGCACTGACATGGACGGATGCTCAGGACGGTGGCGCGGGAAAGGCGGGGCTCAGTCTGGCATCAAGTGCCGGGCGGGTGACGATCGGGTCCGGGACCAGTTTGGTCACCATTGATAGTGGCGCCATCATCGCCGGACCAAACAGCAACATCGCCAGCGGCGCGAATGCCGGTTTCGTGGCGGGACCGGCTGGCTTCCAGCTAACGGACGGGTCCGGCGGTTACGGGAGCATCGGTGGAAGCGGCAGCAACATGCTGTTCAAGGGATCGTCCGGGCAAAATGTCGCATACTTCGACATGAAGGCGGCGGCTCCTCAGTTCACTTTCACTAATCCCGTCAATATCGGCGTCATTCGTGACTATGCCATTACCAAGATCACGCCAACCAGCGGCTCCACCGTTACCGTCGCGCAGAACATACACACCACGATCATGACCCCGGCGGGAACGCTTGCCGCGCTAACCATTCGGTTCCCGACCTGTGACGCCACGACTGGTGGACAGGAATGGCGGTTCAGCACGTCGGCGGCTATCACCGCGCTGACGATTTCCGCTGTGTCGGCGGGTATCGGACCGGGACTGCCGTCATCGCTGGCGGCGGGGCAGGGGTTCGCGGCGATCTGTAATCCCGGTGATAGCGGCTTGTATCGGTTGTATTGAGATGAACCCCACCGACCGCATCGCCGTCACACTCGAAACGCGAACCTGGGCGGCGGAGTGATGTGTGCCAGAAACGGTCGCCAGTTGGATCAGGACGAACCTGGGCGTGGCGGCGGCGCTCATGGCGCTCGCCGGGACCATCGTGGGCGGTATCGTGGCCGCGACCGCGTGGCTCACGTCCGTCCACCACCTCGAAACGCGCGTGGACGTGTTGCGCGCTGACGTGAACACCATGCGCGCCACCATGGAGTCAAACCGGACGGTCGTTAACGATATCCGCCGTCAACTGGACGGGACCGACGCGACGCTCAAGGAGGGTTTGGGGCGCGTGGATGAACGTCTTAAGGCGGTGGAGCGCCGGCCATGAGCGTCATCATCCAGATCGCCGTGTCTTCCGGGACCAATAACACGCCCGACCGGCTTTACGCGCTGCGCGATGACGGCACCGTTTGGCGGCTGGTCCTGACGCATGTCCTCTCGCCAGAGACACCTTGGGAAGAACTCCCGGCGCCACCGGTCCCGCCGCCCGCGCGGGTGGAGGACTGAAACATGTGCTTTAGCGCCGTCTGGTTCGTGAACTTCCTGATCTGGCTGGTCGTGGTGTGCGCCATCGTCGCCATCGTAAGGCTGATCCTGCCCACGGTGTTGAACTGGCTGGGCATCGCCGGGACCATCGTGATGCGGGTCCTGAACATCGTGTTGATCGCTTTCGTCCTGATCGTTTTGATTTGGTTTGTTTATGACCTGCTGACCTGCGCGGGTCCCGGTATCCCGCGTGTGCGCTGAAAGGAGTTCGACCATGTCCGATGATGTCGTCAACCCGCCCTATGAACCCCCCGTTGGCTGGGCCGACGCGCCCCCGCCGGTTCCGCCTGAACCCACCCCGGACCCCGAGACCCAGGCATACCTCGACGCGTTCGTGGCACCCCCTGATCCGCGCGATCCCGTGGTGGAAGGCGAAACCGGGGCGGCGCGGGATGCCGCCGGGGACTATCAGGACGGCTTCGTCAAACCGCCCGACCCACGCGATCCGCCCACCAGTGAACTCACACCCGGGGATCTCAACCCGCCGTCCGTGCCCGGGGCTGAAACCGCCGCCGTACCGCCGGTCAACGTGGATATCCCCTTCGTGACGCAGGACGGCGCCCAACTGACATGCACGATGGGGAACTGGGAAGGCGAGCCCACGACGTACGCGTACCAATGGCAGGCGGAGGGCGTTGATGTGGGCGATGGCACGGCGACCTACGCGTTGATCGAAACCGACGTTGGCCTCGCGTTCGTCTGTGTCGTCAGTGCCACCAACGCCGCCGGGACCACCGTGGCGCCGCCCTCCAACATCGTCACGGCGGCGGAAATCGCCGCGCGCGAGGCCAGTCACGGTCGCCATCGGCGCGGGGAGAACCATAAATGACCCTGGCAGCGGCGCCTCATCCGCCTTCGGTGTTTCGCTATCTGAAGCAGGCATGGCGGGATTATGTCGCGTCGGGCAACGCGCAGACACTTACTATCAACCTTCCGGCCAATCAGCCCGCCGCGTCCGCGTTTCCTCTTGTCGTGACCGGAAGCGTGCTGGTGGACGCCAGTGTGCCGCAACCGGTTCTGGTTTCTAGCTATCTAATGACCGGCGCCGGTACCATTCTGCAAGGAATGTCCGCGTACGCCAGCACCGTCACGGGGGTTTGGACCGTGACGTTCACGGCGGGCGGGCAGCCGCCGGGGTTATACAAAATATTCGCGGCCACGGATTACGGTCCCGGGGTAGCGTCCGCTAATTTCACGTTGACCTGACATGGCGAACACCGAAAACCAGAACATGCAGGCGTACGTCAGGGGCCAGATGACGGCGCGCAGGAAGGCCGCGATGAAGCGCGCCATGGCGAAGGACGCGGCCATGGAAGCCCAACCCGGCGCCGCGCCGGAAGGCTCGCCCGGGGACGCGGCCCGGGACGCCAAACTCGGTATCAAGGACTGATGACCCCGGAAGACCGTATCGAGCGGCTGGAAGAAGCCTTGCGGCGCATCGTTGAGTGGAGCGAAGCCTACCCCTTCGCGGTGTTCCCGAAACCGGACCGCGATCACTACGCGCGGGTGCATGAGGTTCTGACGGCGAACGGTATGACGTTGGACCGTATTTCGGCGGATATCATGCGTCACGTCACGGAGGGTATGGGGAAGATCGCCCGGGAGGCTTTGGCGAAGTGACCCCGGACGAGGCCCGCTATGAACTGGTCCTGAAGCGGCTGATCGCCGTGAAGGATGCGCGCGACGACCTTCTCGCCTTCACCCGCCTGATGATGCCGGTCCCGGGCTACACCCAGGACCCGGATTTCTCGCGCTACGACGCGCAGAGATTTCACCGGATCATGTGCGCGGGGCTGGAGGAACTGGAAAAGGGCACGATTAAACGCCTTATCATTTCGCTACCACCACGACACGGCAAAACCGAGTTGGCGTCCAAGAAGTTCCCCGCGTGGTTCGTGGGCCGTAATCCCGCCAAGAGCCTCATCTTCGGCACCTACAATGAGAAGTTCGGCCAGGACATTGGGCGCGCGGTCCGGGACACGATGTTGACGCCGGCCTTCGCCCAGGTGTTCCCCGACGTGGTCCTGAAGCAGGACAGCCTCGCGTCTGATCGGCTTCAGACCCGCCAGGGCGGTATCATGGCCTTCGTGGGACGAGGCGGGACCACGACGGGACGCGGCGGTGACGTGCTTATCATCGACGACCCGCTCAAAGATCGGCACGAAGCGGACAGCCCGACCATCCGGGACACGCTCTGGACGTGGTTCACGCAGGTCATCGCCTCACGTTTGATGGACGAAACGGGCCGGATCTTGCTCATCCAGACCAGATGGCACCAGGACGATCTGGTGGGCCGGCTCACCGACCCGACGAACTCATACTACGACCCCGAGGAAGCCGCCGAGTGGCGCATCATCGACATGCCCGCCCTCGCCGTGGACCAGCACAAGGACCCCTTGAAAAGGGCCGAGGGCGATCCGCTGTGGCCGGGACGGTTCGGGCGGAACTTCCTCCTGGGTTTGCAACGCCGGGACGCGCGGGGCTTTTCCGCGCTCTACCAGGGCAGGCCCAGCCCAGCCGGGGGCACCTTCTTCAGCAGTAAATGGATACAGACCTATCGCCCCGCCGAACTGCCCACCAGTCTCAGGGTCTACGCGGCCAGCGATCACGCCGTCAGCATGAAGCAGGACAGCGACAAGACCTGCCTGATGTGCGTCGGCGTGGATGAGGACGATAATATCTGGATACTGGCGGACCTGCTGTGGCGGCAGATGACCGCCGAACAGGCCGTCGAGGCCATGCTGCGCATGATGCGCGCCCACAAGCCCGTCTTTTGGTGGGCGGAACGCAGCATGATCTCCAAGAGTATCGGGCCGTTCCTGCGTAAGAGGATGTTGGAGACCAAGACGTTTTGTTCGATCATCGAGATGCAGCCGATAGCCGATAAGCAGACCCGCGCGCAGTCGATCCAGGGCCGCATGAGCATGGGTAAAGTCCGCTTTCCCGAGCGGGCGCCGTGGTGGCCGGCGGCACGGGATCAGATGCTGAAGTTCCCCTACGACGCGCACGACGATTTCGTGGACACCCTGTCCTACGTGGGACTGGGGCTCACGCTTCAGATCGGCGCGGGCCGCACGCGGACGAAGACCGATGACAACGCCGAGGGCACGTTCGGCTGGCTGAAAAATGAACGCGATCTGGCCGAGCGGTCCGTGCGTCAGGGCTTCGGCGCGGGAGGTTGGTGAGCGATGTCCGGGAGCGGTTTCCCCCCTAACCCAGGCCCTCCTGGTATACCCCCCGCCCCGGTCCCGGGCATGGGACCGGCGACGCCCATGCCCGGGATGATGGGGGCGCCGCCCCCGGTCCTGCCCGGCGCCGGCATGATGGACGCCCCGCCGCCTCCGGGACCAATGGGAATGCCCGGTCCCGGGACCTTCCAGGGCGATCCCGGCATGCTCACGCCGCCCATCACCGACACCAACCCGAACGCCAAACTCATCTCCCGGGACCCGCCCGAGCCGCCCGAAGCGCGCCGGGCGCTGGTTAAACGCTGGCAGTCCCGCGTGCGCGAGGCGCGCACGCACTGGAAGCCCAGCTTCGACCGGATGCGGAGCAACATGAACTTCGTCAACGGCGACCAGTGGGAGACCGAGACCAGACGGCGCCGCCGACGCCGCCGGGACGGCGAGCGGGACGAACGCTACGTGGCGAACATCGCGCTGCGACACGTCCTGAAGCGCACGGCGGAACTCTACCCGAACAACCCGACGATCACCGCGAAGCGCCGTGAGAAGATCATGGCGCAGACCTGGGACGGCTCCGAGCAGGCGCTGCAACAGGCCCAGCAGGCGATGCAGGTCGCCGCGCAAACGGGTATGCCGCCGCCGCCCAACATCATGATGACGATCCAGGACGCCGCCCAGGTCAAGCAATACGACCAGTTGATGGACCGGCTCGCGAAGACGCTGAAGATCCTCTACGACTACAACGTGGAAGAACAGGTCCACAGCTTCAAGTCGATGATGAAGATGACCGTGCGGCGCAGCATCATTACTTCGGTTGGCTACGTGAAGCTGGGCTTTCAGCGCGCCATGAAGATGAGCCCCGCCATCGAGGCCAGGATAGCCGACATGAGCGAACGCCTCGCCAACATCGAGCGGCTGTCCCAGGACCTCGCGGACGGTGAAATCGAACACGACAGCGCCGACGCCGAGAGCCTGAAACTGGCCATCCAGGGGCTCACCCAGGAGGGCCAGTTGATCGTCCGCGAGGGCCTGAGTTTCGATTACCCCGATAGCACGGCGATCATCCCGGACAAGAAGTGCCGCACGCTGAAGGGTTTCCTGGGCAGCGACTGGGTGGCGCAGCAGTATATCCTGACGCCGGATCAGATCCAGGAAGTCTACGGCGTGGACGTTGGCAAGGGTTACGCCGCCTACGACGTGGACGGCAACGCGACCGACGTGATGCCGGTCCGCCACTACGAGGCCGGCGGCAGGGACGACGGCGACTCGGCGGGCGGCGACGCCTGTGTCTGGGAAATCTACCACCGCAAGGATGGGCTCGTTTACGTGGTGTGCGACGGCTACCAGGACTTTCTCCAGGAGCCCAGCGCGCCGGACGCTGAAATCGAGCGGTTCTATCCCTGGTTCGCTTTCGTATTGAACGAGGGCTACGACGAGACCGTGCTGTTCCCGCAGTCCGACATTGATCTTCTCCGGGACATGCAGCTTGAACTGAACCGCGCGCGGCAGGGACTGCGTGAACACCGCCGCGCCAACCGCCCAAAGACCGTGGTGGCGGCTGGTATTCTGGAGGAAGTGGACAAGGACAAACTCAAAACCCACCCGGCGAACGCGCTCCTGGAGTTGAACGCCCTCGCCCCGGGACAGAAGGTTGATGACGTGCTTCAGGTGCTGAAGATGCCGCCGATTGATCCGGCGGTCTACGACACCGCGCCCACCTATGAGGACCTGTTGCGTGTCCTGGGCTCCGATCAGGCCGACCAGGGGACCACGTCCGGCGCCACCGCCACCGAGGTATCCGTCGCGCAGTTCGCCCAGCACACCGATACGTCTTCGATTATCGACGATATGAACGACCTGCTCACCGATCTGGCACGCGCCGGGGGCGAACTCCTGTTGCTCAACGTGTCCGCGCAGATCGTCAAGGAGATCGTCGGTCCCGGCGCCGTGTGGCCCGAAATCGACCGCGAGACCGTCGCCAAGAATGTCTACCTGGAGGTCGAGGCCACCGCCGACAACGGTCCCGACAAGCAGCAGGACATCCAGAACATGACCCAGCTTCTGCCCATCCTTCAGCGCATCCCTGGGATTTCCCCCGAGTGGATGGCCCGGCAACTGATCGCGCGCATGGGCGCTGACATTGATCTGACTGACGCCTTCGCCGAGGGCGTGCCCTCCATCGAGGCGCTGAACCAGATCATGTCCCAGCCGCCCGGCGCCCCAGGACAAGCCGGCGATGGTCCCCCCGACAGCGCCGGCAAGGGACCACCAAGGCCGGGCGCGCCCGATGAAGATCCGAACGCCCAGGGTCCCCAGGGCATGACCAATGCGACGGGTGGTCCCGGGACCCAGGGACCGCTGGGACCGAGGGTCCCGCCCATGCAGGTGTTCGGGCGAAATGGCAATCGTCCCGGGACCGGCGGCGCCATGCCGCGCATGAAATCGTCGTCCCAGGGGATGCCGACGCCGTGATCCGCGCGGCCCTGTTCATGTGGGTCGTGTTGGGGGCCTGGGTGGTTTTGCGCGTATTCTCTGGCTGAACCGCCGAGGGCCGGGCCAGCCCGGTATTCTGGGCTGGCCCTTGACCCTACCTTCGGATTATCGTCATCACGATCTTGACCGTGATCGTGATACGCACGATTATCCGAGGCAGGAGTTTTGTGCGGTGCATCGCACTTACTCCTTCGGTTGCGCCCGTCAGATCATCCTGGCGGGCGTTTCCGTTCTGGCGCCGGCCTATTCCAGGGTCAACTATCGGCGCTACACCCCCTGAACGGTGAGGCGAGCATGGCGAAAGTAAATGTTACGCTGAATGACATACCAGACGACGATGCCGGGCCGTTGACGGAAAAGGACTTGTGGCAGACTCAACAGATTTACGGTGAGATCCTGCGACGATTGAAGAAACGGCGACACGGTTTCTCCCGGCAGACGATCCGTGAACTGAGAGACATTCCCCAGGAGAGCCGGAAGGCGCTTTTGGAGGACAACGCGGACGGCCACCTTCCCGAGGAACTTGTCGAGAAAGACTTGCGTTTATGGGATGAAATCGAGGCGGTGTTGGCCACTATCCCGCGCTGATATTTGGGTTCCGTGTTGGTTTTCTGACCCAACCCACTGGACAGCCAAACGAAACACGGCCCATAAGCGATCCTGGTTTCAGCCAGGATCGCACCAGTGGCGGAAAACGACACCAACACGACACTGACCGATACCGACGCCGGCTTCGCGGACCCGTCCCCCGCGCCTGAAACCACGACAGAAACCACGCCCTCGTCAGGCGACCAAACCACGGACGCGAAAGACGCGCCCTCGTCAGGCGACACCCCACTGTCTGACCGGCAAGGACTGCTTGAGGCGGTTCGAGCGGTAGTCAAGACCCAGGAAACGCCCGCGCTTCCAACCGATAGCGCCGCGACACAAGGGCCGACACCAGACACGGCTGGGACCGCCCCGGGAGAAACCGGGGACCCAAAACCGGATGATACACCGCCGACACCAGCCGCTGACCCGACCGCTGACGAACTCCGCAAGCTACGACCGGAGACACGACGGCGGTTTGAACAGCTACTGGCGCAACGGGATGAAGCCCGCACGACCCTGAACGCGTTGACGCCTGAGATCGAGCAACACCGCCAGTTGCAGGGTTATCTTCAGCAACACCAGCTTGCCCCCGACGACGTGAACATGCTGCTGGGGGTGGGCGCCGCGCTGCGGCGAGGCGACTATCAGGCTTTCCTCAACGGCGTCACGCCTTACGTGCAGGCCGCTCAGGAAGCCATCGGTCTGCGCCTCGCGCCGGATATGCAGCGACAGGTGGACGAAGGGCTCATCACCGAGGAAACCGCGCGAGAGGTCACGCGAACCCGCTTCCGAGCCAATCAAAGCGAGGAACGGTTACGCGAGCAGACGACTTCGCGCGCCCAGGAAGACCAGGGCCGCGCGCTGGAAGCGGTGCGCATGGCCGTGACGAACTGGGAAAACGACATCCGAACGAGGGACCCCGACTACTCCCTGAAAGCCAATGCTGTCCGGCGGTTTTCGCAGGCGCTGCTGCAGGAGAAGGGCGCGCCGACCACGCCCGATCAGGCGGTGGCGCTGGTGCGAGAGGCGTACGCGGAAGCGACCGGCGAGTTCGCGCGGCTGCGACCAGCCCCGCGACCGACCCGGCCCGCCCCGTCCGGCATCAACGGCACATCCCACGGCGCGATGCCCGAGCCGACGAACATGAAGGACGCCGTCCTTCTGGCCATGTCGAACATGAGGCGCGCGTCGTGATCCCCCAGGGACCACGTAAATGGCTTTCACAGCCGGTGAACTAGCTAACATCGCAAATGCCGCCTTGGACTTTTATTACAACAAGGGAGACACGTTCAAACAGTCGATCCAGGCGAAGCCCCTCCTGAAGTGGGCCGAGGGGTCAAGCAAGTCGTTCCCGGGTGGCAAGGGTAATATTTCCCTCGCCGTGAAGGGCGATTACGGCGCGGGCGGCACCAACGATCATGTCGTGGGCTACACCCACAATGACACGGTGAACTTCTACACGCCGGCTAACATCAAGCGATGCAACTACCCTTGGCGTGAGCATCATATCGGTTTGACATTGACGCACACCGAACTGAAGATCGACGGCATCTCGATCACCGACGACGCCGGCAACGGGTCGGACATGAGCAATCATTCCGACCGCGAAGTGACGGTCCTGGTGAACTTGCTTCAGGACAAGCTGGAGGACTTTGGCGAACAGTATGCGCGCAACATGAACACCCTGCTGTGGGGCGACGGGACCGCCGACGCCAAGGCGCTGGCCGGGATGCAGAGCATCATCCTGGACAGCCCCGCCGTGGGCACCACCGGGGGTCTCGCGCGCACAAATACATGGTGGCGTAACCGCGCCGCCACGACGGCGTTCGGCGCCGCCGGGGGCCGGGGACCGGTGACTTCGTCGCCCACCAACGGCGGCGCGCTGATCGAGTTCTTGCAGCAGGAATACCGGCAGTTGATCCGGTACGGCGGCAAGCCCTCCAAGGCCCTGGCCGGCAGCGCGTTCATTTCGGCCATGGAAATCGAGTTCCGCGCCAACGGCAACTACAGCATGACGGGCTTCACCGGCACGCAAGATGGCTCCATGGGGCAGCTTAAACTCCCCGGCGGGACCATGATTGAGTACGACCCGACGCTGGATGACCTGGGCTTCACCAAGCGCCTCTACTGGTGGGACCCGAGGCACATCTACCTGATGAAAATGGACGGCGAGTGGGATCACCGGTTCACCCCCGCGCGGCCCTACAACACGTTCGTCATGTATAAATCCCTTACGCATACGGGACAAATGTGCGCCCAGCAACTCAATGGTTCGGGCGTGTATGACATAGCTTAAATCTTGCTTTTTGATGGGACGGGACAAGCGTGTCCCGTCCCGCTTGTCCCGGGACAGGAGGATGCCCCAATGCTGCACGCTTCGACCTTTGAATACCTGAAGCCGCCTGACGATCAGATGGACCACATGGCCTATGTGCGGGCGGCTTTCGCTGAGTTCACGTCGCATATCGGCGTTCATATCCCAGAGGGTCCAGACAAGACCTACCTGATGCGGATGCTACGTGACGCCGCGATGTGGGCGAACATCGCCATCACGCGCAACCCGGATGGTTCTCCAAGGACACCCTGATATGAACTTTCAGCTTTTGCGATGCTCCATCGCGCTCGCCGGAGACCCTGAACAGGTGGTGGTCCGGCACCGAGGCCGGCCCATCGTCTTCCCGGAACTGATCGTGCTTCAGTTTCTGCACGGCGAGGAAGCGATCCAGGACATTCACGTGGTTGGCGAGTGGGACGCGACGCAGGCCGAAGTGCTGGAACGCCTGAAGCTCACCTATGGCGACAAGGCCGTGGCCGAGGTCTTCCCGGGCGCGCGGCCCCGGTTGCCCCTGGCGGACGGTTCGCTGCCCATTTGCGTGGAACCGATCCACGTTCCGGGACCGACCCGTCCCGACAGCCCGGACCCGATCCTCAAGCCGCTCGATGTCTTTACCATGCCCGCTTCAATGCCGCGCGTGGTCAGCACCTACAAGGACGAACCGCCGCCGCCTGACGTGAGCATCGACCAGATCGCGGGCCACGACGCCGACGACCTGGGCGACGATCCC